CCTCTGGGTGGCGCTGATGGGGCCACCTTCCGCGAAGAAAAGCCCGATCATATCCGCCGCAACCGGGCCGCTTTGCGGCTTGGATGTGCAGATGATGCGCGCGTGGCAACAGCGCATGAACGAATACGACGCCTTAAGCGCGGAAGATAAGAAGGCTGTTCCGCGTCCGATGCAGACACGTCTGAGGATCGAGGACGCGACGGTGGAAGCGGCGCAGCAAGTCCTGGAAGGAAGCCCGTGGGGGATCTTGCTTCTGCAGGATGAGTTGAGCGGCTTTTTCGGAGCGATGGACAAATACAATGGCGGGAAAGGCGCACAAGCGGACCGCGCATTCTGGCTGCGCAGTTTCAACGGCGGGCAGTTTGCCTTGAACCGCGTGGGGCGGGGGGCCGCGATCATCGACAATCTGTCGGTATCGATGCTGGGCGGCATCCAGCCCGAACCCCTGCGCAGGATTGCCGGCGACAGCGTTGACGATGGGCTTTTGCAGCGCCTTTTTCCGATCATGTTGCGTACGGCGACGATGGGTCGCGACGAACCCATGCCGCCGGTGAATGCCGCCTATCAGGTGTTGATACAGGATCTCCGAGACCTGACTCCGCCCGGCTGGATGGCACAGGGATTGCTACACTTCGATGACGGGGCGCAGGCGATCCGCCGCGATCTGGAAGCCCGGCACCTTGATCTGCAAACGCTGGAAACGATCAACCGCAAGCTGGCCTCGCATATCGGCAAATATGATGGGCTTTTCGCACGGCTGTGCGTGGTCTGGCATTGCATCGAGAATGCAGGTCAAGACTTGCCTGCCACAGTCACAGAGACGACGGCACGACGCGTAGCGGCGTTCCTGCACCGTTTCCTGCTGGCGCACTCGATAGGCTTCTACAGCGGCGTGCTGGGCTTGTCTGACGATCATGACAGGTTGACTGCGATCGCCGGGTATATCCTCACGCACAAGCTGGACCGGATCACCAACCGGGACGTGCAACGGGGCGACCGTACGATGCGCGGTTTGAAGGAACATGAGATCCGTCCATTGCTTGAACAGTTGGACGCGCTAGGCTGGCTGGATCGTGTCGATCCACCGCGTCCCTCAGCGCCGCCGCACTGGCAGGTGAACCCGGCTGTTCACCGAAAATTCGCTGACCGCGCATCGGGCGAAAAAGTGCGGCGCTCCATGGCACGCCAAAAAATCCGGGATATCAGCGTAGGTGCAGTATGACTTTTGTCACCATTGTCCCTTGCGCGTACGTAACAGGGACCAGAAATCGCCTCTTTTTCTATAGCGACAGCATTCCACCACACGCGCGTAAGGGACAATGGTGACAGAACTTCTCCTGAACATACCACCTACATGCGTCAACCACATTCTTGCGCACGTTTGCCCGAACCGCGCCCGTGGAGAAAACTGTCGGCGCATGTCGCTGATTGTCATTTATTGTCGATATTACAATGGCTTGCCGCCTCTGATAGACTGGCTCCGCACGGGTGTCCAATTTGGAGCGGGGGGCATGGCAAAACGAACAGCCGCAGAATTCGACGAGGTTGAGACGGTGGGCGCGCGCTCCATCGAGCAGCGTGCGGTTTCGGATCTCATCCCCTATGCCAACAACGCCCGCACCCACAGCGAGGCACAGGTGGCGCTGATCGCGGGCTCGATCCGGGAGTTCGGCTTCAACAACCCGGTGCTCGTGGATGGCGGCAACGGCATCATCGCCGGGCATGGCCGGGTGCTGGCGGCGCGCAAGCTGGGGCTGGAATGCGTGCCGGTGATCGAACTGGCGCATCTGACGGAAGCGCAGAAACGAGCCTACATCCTGGCCGACAACCGACTGGCCGAGCAGGCCGGCTGGGACCGGGAGCTGCTGGCGCTGGAACTGGGAGAGCTGGCCGACCTCGGGGTCGAGCTTGGGGAGATCGGGTTCGACGGAAAGGAGCTGGACGCGCTGCTGTCCCTCGGCGAGACGGACCCGCGCGAGGAAGTGACACCCGAGCCGCCTGTCGATCCGGTGTCCCGCCCGGGCGATCTGTGGCGGCTCGGGGCTCATCGGCTTCTCTGTGGCGATGCGACGGACGCGGCTGCCGTGACCTTTTTGCTGGGCGGCGTGGAACCGCATCTGATGGTCACTGACCCACCTTATGGCGTGGCCTACGATCCAGCCTGGCGCAACGAGGCCGGCGCGGCAAAGACGACACGCATTGGCAAGGTGATGAATGACGACCGCGCGGACTGGCGGGAGGCCTGGGCGCTGTTCCCCGGCGATGTTGCCTATGTCTGGCACGGCGCGCTGCACGCTTCGACCGTCGCCGAGAGCCTCGTTGCAACCGGCTTCGACATCCGCAGCCAGATCATCTGGGCAAAGGAACGACTGGTGCTCAGCCGCGGCCATTATCACTGGCAGCACGAACCGGCCTGGTATGCTGTCCGAGGCACGGGGCATTGGTCGGGCGACCGCAAGCAGTCAACGCTTTGGACAATCCCCAGCCGCGATCAGGATGCCCAGACCGTGCATGGCACGCAAAAGCCGGTCGAATGCATGCGCCGCCCGGTCCTGAACAATTCCAGCGTCGGCCAAGCCATCTACGAGCCTTTCGCCGGATCGGGCACCACGATCATCGCGGCCGAGAGCAGCAAACGCGTCTGCCTGGCGATGGAGTTGGACCCGGCCTATGTCGATGTCTGTGTACTGCGCTGGCAGGAATTTACCGGCCAGGATGCGGTTCTCGAGAGCGACGGGCAGAGCTACGCCGCTCTGGCGACGGAGCGGAAGGAAGCCGCCGCATGAAACAGAGCCGGGGCATGTCCGCTATCGAGGCTACCGTCAACGTCGTGGTCGGCTGGCTTGTCGCCTTCGCCACGCAATTGGCAATGTTCCCGGTTGTCGGGCTGCAGGCGGCTCCCGCGCAGCATCTGGTGCTCAGCCTCGTCTTCACCGCAGTGTCCTTCGCCCGCAACTATTTGCTGCGCCGCGCCTTTGCGAGGTTCGGCTGATGGCGCGCCCCTGCATCACGCTCACGCCCGATCAGGTGCGCGAGGTAGAGACGCTCTCGGCGCTGCTCAACCAGAACCAGATCGCGGATTACTTCGGCATCTCGCACACCACATTCAAGCAGATCATCGGCCGCGACGAGGAGGTTGCCGTCCGGTATAAAAGGGGGAAGGCGAAGGCGATTGCGCATGTGGCCAACGGCCTGCTGCAGAAGGCGCGGGCGGGCTGCACGACCTCCTCAATCTTCTACCTCAAGACCCAGGCTGGCTGGCGCGAGACGGCGGAGGTCACCCATTCCGCCTCTGGCGACGCAGCGAGCGGCGACGCCCAGGATACGCTGAGGCAAATGCTCGACAGGATCGCCGCCCGGCCCATGCGGATCGGAGTGGAGGCCGACCGGCAATCGGCCACGCTGACAGGACGGGAGGACCCCGATGCCGCGGGGTAGAAAGCCGGCACCTCGGGCGAACAGCTACAAGGCTCTCGGCGCGCTGCCGCGTTGCCCGGCGCATCTCAGTGACGCGGCCCGCAAGGAGTGGCGGCGTCTGGCCACGCCGCTCCACGCGGCCGGTATTCTGACGCTGGCGGATCGCGCCGCGCTCGCGGCCTATTGCCAAGCCTATGCCCGCTGGGTCGAGGCCGAGAAAAGACTCGCCGAGACGCCTACGCTGCTCAAGACGCCCAACGGCCACGTCCAGCAATCGCCCTGGCTATCGGTGGCCAACAAGCAGCTGGAACTGATGGGGCGCTACATGTCCGAACTTGGGCTGACGCCCTCGGCGCGCCGCCGGATCGACATGCCGATGGAGGTGGGTCCGGAGCCCGTGGACAAGATCGAGTTCGTCGTGGTTTACGAGGATAAGGACGGAAACCGTATGGAGCAGCCTTTGGATCGGCCGGCCGACGGTCGGGATTCGGAGGAGCCAGGCGATGGGATCACTCGCTACGAACTGGATTCACGTATTTGAATCAACAGATTGAGTTCCAATCGGGCGCCGTTGGATGTACACATCTGCGCAACCAACGTTACGCAGGTTTGTACATGGTCAATGACACGTCCCCATCTCCCCGGTTTGTCGCCTACGAGCGGGTCTCGACGGCGAGGCAGGGACGGTCCGGGTTAGGGCTGGAGGCTCAGCGGAAGACTATCGGTGACTTCTCTGCCTCCCGCGGGGCCGAGGTTCTGGCGCGCTTCACGGAGGTGGAGAGTGGGCGCAAGGCCGATCGCCCGGAACTGGAGAAGGCACTGAACCTCGCCCGCCTGACAGGTGCGACCTTGGTTATCGCCAAGCTGGACCGGCTGTCGCGTGATGCTGCCTTCCTGCTCACACTCCAGAGCAGTGGGGTCCGCTTCCTTGCCTGCGACATGCCCGAGGCCAATGACCTGACCGTAGGCATCATGGCGCTTGTAGCGCAACAGGAGCGCGAAGCCATCTCGCGCCGCACCAAGGAGGCCCTGGCGGCCGCAAAGGCGCGCGGCGTCAAGCTCGGCAATCCGAATGGCGCGGCCGCGCTTCGGCGGGCAGGGACGGGGGGAGGGGCGCTCAGGAAAGTGGTTGAAGCGAACGCAGATAACTTTGCGGCTAACCTCGCAGATGTTATCACAGACATCCGCACTGAGGGACATCAGACGCTGCGTGCCATTGCCGCT